TTATAATAATAGAAAATTTTATAATAAATCTGCATTTCAACAATACCAGAAGGGTGTTGCTAGTGGATCAATTGTTAATCCAATGTCTCCAAATGCACAAAAAACACAAAAAGATAGGGTTAAAGCTTCTTTTCTTAGTGTTCTTAATGCTCGTGATTTATTTTTGAAGCGAGCCTATGGTGCAGTTAATCCTAAAACTTACAAGAAGACTTTTCAAAACCGTGAGGCAATGAAAGAGTTTTTTGCTGAAATCCAAGAATCGATTCTCCCACAGGTTGCAGATAATGCGCGAGATAAGGTCCTTGAACAATTCAGAGTTTGCCAAAATAGGTGTCAGGTCACTTATTTGGAGTCTGGTAAGTTGAAGAAGGTGGCTAAGGGTAAACCAAAGCCACGTGCTGAGAAGGGTGAGAAACCTAAAGAAATTGGAGAGAAATCTTATGCTGCTGCATTGAAGAAACAAGCTCCTTCTGTTCCCAAGGCTGAAGCCAAGGAACCAGCACAAGAACCACACGGTAAGAGTGAGAAACTTTGCTTTGAATGTGGTTCACCTGAACATTTAGTTTATGACTGTCCTAAAGCTAAAAAATGTGGAAAATGTAAACATGTTTTTATCAAAGGTCGTAAACATATTTGTGTAACCCCTTGTAAGCGCAAGGCTTGTAAAGTTTGCCATAGGGAGGAGCAGGGATTAGCTATTGCAAAACCTGTCGAAGTCTCTGATTATGGTAAATATCATTATCAGGCTTTTGATTTCCAAGATTTATTTCGCGGAAGCTTTACATTTGCAATTAGGCAGAGCCGTACAGTTTTGCTAGCAAATTATCATGTTGCTATTGTTGCAACCACCTTTGAATTTAAAGGTAAAAGGTACCCTGTTCCAGCAGTGGATCAATGGGTACGTGATGAAAATCATAATGATTTGGCCTACTGTGTTTATAGTGGGAGAGATGGAATGGCACCTATTAAATGTGCGGATCCAATAAGTCATATAGATGACTTACGTACTGTCAGTTTTGTTACGTATGACGCTACTAAGCCTCATACTCCTGTTTCAGTTGCTGCTTGTTCATACAAAACAACTAAGGGTGATCGAGAGATCAGGCATGATGGTAATACTACTAACGGTTCATGTGGTAGTATGGTTTTGACGCAAGAAGGGAGATTGTTGGCTATTCATAATGCTGATGTCGAGCGCGGTATTCAAAAACGCTCTCGTCATCCAAACTCCGCTATTTTAATATTTGATTTAAAATAGATTTAAGCACTGGCGTGCCCAAACATCGCAAGACTCGGTCTGAGATGTTAGCTGGTGTTATGCGTGGATTAGGATCTGGTGTTAATACCTATGATCATTTCACGTATTTAGGGCGTTTTCCAGCGGCACAATTGCCGCGTGTTGCTAAATTTGAAGCACCACTAATTTCTTTTCATGATAGATTCGATGACCTACAATGGTTTGTTGATCAATCCTCTGATCTAGTGGTAGCTAAGAACACATTAGCAACACTTGATCTGTCTGTACGAAAGATGGATCAAAAACCTTCACGAGCCTTTCTAGAAACGGAAAACCATTATCGAGCTGTAGATTTAGTAGCTGAAATGTTTGAGCCAGGATTACGTCAAACTGGTATGACTCTTAGTGAAGCACTCGAAGATATGGATATGGATAAGGCTACTGGATATGTTTTGAGACAATCTGGTTATAAAAAGAAATACCAAGTTGTTGCAACTGGTGTTTATCTTGATTTTTTAAATAAAGACATGTTGAAAGAAATTCCAATATGGCTTGCAAGTGGTAAGGAACGAGAATATTTGTATCGTTCGGATTATGTTGACAAGAAGAAACAAAGGACATTTATTATCGAACCCTTCGAATTACTTTTACATCATAAATTAGTTTATGGCAAACAAAATGAAGGGATGAAAAATATTTGGTGGTCCGCTTATGGACTGAACCCGTATGAAGGTGGGGTTAATGGGATGGCACAAAATTTATTGCGCTTTAAGAGATTTACAATGTTAGATGTTATTAGATATGATCGTAAATTTCCCCATATGAAAGCTGTTTTCGACATTCGTGATAAGTTTATTGCGGATAGTCCTTTTAGGCAATGGGTTAGGGATAACTGTATTAAAAGTAGAGTAGTTTTACCAAATGGTGATTTTATTGAGAAAGATTGGGGTAATAACTCTGGTTCAGGTACTACTACTGGTGATAATATATTAGGTATGGCTATTTGTATAGCGCATACATTGTTTGATTTAGGGCTGGATGAAAAACAAGTCAAAGAATTAGTCTTTAGTTACTTGTTTGGTGATGATGTAGTTATTGGTGATAATTGTACATGGATTAGTGATGGGGAATGGGAAAAGGGTTTTAGAACGACTTTTGCATTGTATGGATTTGAATTCGATCCTTTTGTTATGTCAGATGATCTTAAGAAAATGTCCTTTTTGGGATTTTCTTTTGCTCAAACTAACACTGGGTTTTGGGTTCCAAAATATGATCTAGGAGTTTTGACCTTTGGTTTTATTCACAACCATGATACTATTGATGGATTTGCTGAAATATCAAAATGCATCTCACTTATGTTGATGAGTGCTGGCCATGGCGAAATTGTTTATAATAAGTTTCGGTCTGAAATTGTGAATATTTTATGTAATTATTCAGATAAGAGAGTTAATTTTTTAAAATTTAATAATTTTTCTGGGGTACCAACTTATGCAGAAGCGTATTCTTGGTATCTTGGTCTTGAAAGTTCTATAAATTGCGATTTTTTAGTTTTTTTAAAGCAATATGGTAATCTAATGGAGGTCGATGGGGTACAAAAATTGTATGGAGATTCAAAAAGTAGAACGCGCTACACGAATGTTAGAACGTCTTAAATCCGAAATAGGGATTACACAAGACGGAATTGATTGGCTTATTGCCACTTTAGATCCTTGTCATGATGAAAAACTGACTTGTAGAGGGTATTGTGATGATAACATTGGACCGTCGGTGGTTCAAGTTATCAAACAGTCATACGATATTGCTATTCCTAGTAATTTTGGTACTGACACTTGGGGTTTTCATGTGTGGCTAGATGATTACATCTTTGATGATGTTGCTGCTACATCCCCTTCTGTTTCAATTGAAAACAATTCCATTCTTATGGATGAGACTGTCACTGTTTCAGCACAGTTACAGATTGGTGGTCTCTGTGGAACTGCTTTTGATCAAACAGCGCATGGAACTTCAGATGTTACAACTCTTCCACCTGTTTCTTCTGGTACTAAGAACACTCCAGTTTTTGGTGCTATTATTGGTGGACCAACAAACATACCTGTTGCATTTGCTCAAGGTAAAGTCAGGAAGCTTGGAGAAGCTTTTGAGATTTGTAACACAACTGCCGAGTTGTATCGAGGTGGTTCTGTTTTATGCTATGAACAACCATCCACTAAGAACGAACCTGCTTCTTATTGGTATAATATCACAACTGCTACATTGGATCCAGAAATTGTTAAAAAGTATGGACCTGAAAATATTTTTATCGAGTATCCGAAACTAATTGAATTAGTTCATTTAGAAGACGAAAAAGATCAACTTACTTCACTTGCTGCTCAAAGGGAAGTGAAAAAGAATTTGACACCTGATGAATATACTCGCAAGAGATTTTTCATCATGGATAAAGGTCAAAAGGTGTATTTAGATAAGCATATGCTTGTTGTCAATAGGAATACAGTTAGATCAATGTCTATTGATAATACACCCCCAATAGCTTTATCAGAAGCTATGCTGCTACCTGGTACACAACAATGGGCAGCAGAAGAAGGTGTTTATTGTGTTCAGTTTATGAATACTTTAGAAAATCCACCTTCTTATTGTAATACAATGGGATCAGTTTACACTCGCAATGAATTGGCTTGGCCAAACGTTGTAGTGAATCCTGATACATCAACCAATAGTGCTTTAACTGCCTATCCTACGGTTGATGCTGGATTAGGTTTTGATAATTTTACAAATAATTACAAAACACCATTCAACAAGAAAGGAGCAATCTTTTCTGGGTTGACACCGCAATCAACATTCAAGCTTAATCGTACGATTATTCTTGAAAGATTTGTTTCATCTTCTGATTCAAATCTAGTTGTTTTAGCTAACATGTCACCATGTCGTGATCCAATTGCTTTAAAGTTATATTCTGAAGTGGTTCGCTCTCTACCAATATCTGCGAAATTCAGTGATAATGGTTTAGGTGATTGGTTCATGGGATGTGTTGATACTGTAGCTGGCTGGGTTAGTTCAATTGGAAAACCTATAGTTGCAGCTGCAGATACATTTCTAGAACGGGATAAGAAACCTTCTAGTAGGAAAGGAGGAGGACCAGTCGAGATGACATCCAAACCTCATGTCCAACGCAACAATAACAAAAACAAAAACAATAACAAAAATGCTAAACAACCAAGACAACAACAACAACGGGTAATCCAGACTCAAAAACCTAAGGCTCAAAAACCTAAAGGGAATAAGAAACAAAAAGCAAAAGTTGTTTATGGACCTCAGAATAGGCCTAAACAGAACTAATTTTGCTATCTTTTGACCAGGATGTCTATAAACTCCGCACCGTGTTTGTTCTTACACGCCACAGAGAGTCATCATTTGTCTCTGTGAAGACTTATGTCTTTATAAGAAAGGTGCTTTTATTAGTGCGAATAACGGTCCCTAATGGTTTATAAGTTAACTTGATGGTGTACAACTGGTAGGCGATAATGTGGGTAAGTCCTATTGGGGGTTAATTTAGAGATCAAGGTGTTCCTGTATTAGGGTTCACTTGGGATAGAATCGTAGATTAATTGTTCGTGTTTAATCTGCTTGATTATATATGGTCTAAAAACTCTTCCATAAAGAGATTCTGAGATATATAAG